GGTCGAATTTTACTAGTTTATCCCAATAAAATATATCAAATAAATAATTTTTATATACTGTCAAAGGAACTATTAAAGTAGCAGCACCTTCACGTTTAAATAAAAAAACTGTATTCTTATCCTTATATCTACTATTGACATAATGACTATATATAATCTTTGGAGCTATGCCTTTTTTTCTATATTTTTGATGTACGCAAAGAAAATCTACATACCCAAGTGATAATTTTTTATCACCAATATAACAATCTAAAGGTCTTGTACTCATAGTCCCTATTAATTTAAAATTATTTTTATCATACATCATTGATAAATATGATTTATCATTGTGAGCTTTAAAATAATTCAAAACGCCTTTTTTAGGTGGATTATATTTTTCTTTTTTGTGCGGAAGAAAATGTCCCTGAATAAAATGAGCGAATAGTGCTTTTTTTTTAGTAGGAGTATTAAAATACGTATCAAAATATATATCTTTATCATAAAACTTATCCTTAACTGGCTTATCATGTTGAATAATACCTGGTGGTATTAACCAATACTTTAAATTATGAAAATGAAAAACTGGTTGTCTAGACCAGAACTGATATTTTAATTTATAAATTGCTATTAATAATAATAAAATGCTTATTATTGCTAATATTATATACATTAATATTTAGTAGTAAATTAAATAACAAAATTTTACGAAAATCTTTGTTATATATATATATGTCTACTCAACCAGAAAAGAAAGAGGAAACAGAAAAGGAAACAGAAGAGGAAACAGAAAAGGAAACAGAAGAGGAAACAGAAAAGGAAACAGAAGAGGAAACAGAAAAGGAAACAGAAGAGGAAGACGGTAAGTTCAACGATGGCCGACTTCAAATACAGACTCCTGGGGGGCAAGATATGGGATGGGAATCACCCAGAGGAGGTAAAAGAACACGCAAAATGAAAAGGAAAAGAACAATTTCAAAAACTCGTAAAAAAGGAGGCTTGTCAAAAAGGGGGAAAAAGTTGATTGAAAAACGCATAAAAAAAGGAATGTTAGAAGGTGAAAATAGTCCAGAAGTGTTGGAATTGAGGAAAGATATTATTGACCTACTCCAGAATATGACACAAAAAAAGGATAAGGTTGAGTTGGGGCTAAAACTAGATGAAGTTCCTGTTCTAAAAAATCGAAAACAGATGGGGGGTAAAAGAAAAAGAACGCGTAAAATGAAAGGAGGTCATCATTTATACAAAAGACTTGGAGTAAGTAAATACGCAACTAAAAAAACAATCAAAAACGCATACAATAAACTTAAGAAAAGGAATAAATTAACAAGCAAGGTGAAGCGTGCTTATAAAATTCTCTCCAAAAATAAAACTAGAAAACAATATAATAATAAATATAAAAAACATAAAAAATTAAAAAGGAGGAAGAGAAAGAGGGTATAAAAATTTATAAAAAAATGTAATATTTTTATAAATTTTAACAAAAACATGACCAAGAATATTTTTCTTTTCTAGAAATCTCTCCATATTTATTTTCATAATAATAATAATAATATTTTTTGAAACCAAAATATGCTAGTCAATAAAATCCTTGAGGAAGAGTAATAAAAAGTTTCCTAACTCTTTTGTTTGCCAATCTTTCTACTTCACTAATATGAGGAGTATATTGTGATGAGAATATATCCAAAAAGGCTTCTGTATATAATTTTTCTTTTCTTTCAGGGACGCACAACAAAAATAATTCTTGTTTGCCTTCTGCTTGTCTTTCAATCAAATTAAAAAAATTTGCTTTTAATTGAGTTTGAAAATCTTCTTTTTCCTTAGCCCATTTTTTATTATACATTTCTTTTAAATCTCCAAAACTAGGAATACTTTTTTTACCATATTCTGTCTGTCCTTCTGTTGTCTGTGTTAATAAAGGTCTTTGGAAATCTGCCATTTTATTTATTATCATAAGAAAAAAATAAAATAAATCCGCAGTTATTTTGGAGAACGAAGGCAATTGAGAACATAATCTTTTTCTTGCCATTTATCATAATTTGATATACATTCGAGGTCTATACCTTTTAATATTTGTTTAAGAGGTGAAAGTAAATCAATACTAGATATATTAAGTATTGTATTAATAATATTAAAATTAGGTATATTAGGTAAGTTAATATTAGGTAATTTGATTCCTAAAGAAGATAAAATTTTTTGAATAGAAAACATACCTAAAATATCAAATCGAATACAGTCTATTTGAATTAAACTATTGCGAGCTTTTTTTACTAGATACAATCCTTCTTTACCAATTTCACCCCAATCATAGCCTAACTTTTTAATACAAAGAGGTAAGCTTATAGAATCGATAATATTTTTACCTATAAAGATAAGAGCCTTTATAAATTCTTTATTTGAATGTACGGCTTCTGTAAATTTTGTAGATATATTATTTCCTATAATATTCATTTTTACTTTCTTATCTGGATTTTCATTTTGGGCGGTTTCAATAATTTGATTTTTAGTTGTCATATATATTAACTCAATAATATATAAATTATTGAGGTTTGTATAACAAATAGATATATTGATATTGGTATTGGGACGTAACCATATCTACTTTACCGTGTAAAATAAATCCAAGATTCTTAGCTATACTCAATATATGTTTTTGTGTTTCAATAAATAATTTATGTTTATTTTGACGAACATGTCCTGATTTATCATCTTTAAATGTTTCATCAAATTCTGCTAAATTCTTGGACTTATCTAATTCAAAATTAGCTTTATACTGGAAATCTTTAAATTTAACTAGTGAATTTGTAATACGTTTTTTAGCATATTTTTGTGCGCTAACCAAATGTAATGGGTCAGCCGCATTTAAAATAGGATCAAATTTATCTCTATTAACTAAATGTAATACTAATGTTCCACCTGGTTTTAACCAATTATAACAATTTTGTAAAAATAACTGTTTATCACTAATATAATAAATTGTAAAATATAAACAAGTAATTGTGGTGAAAGTATTTTGAGGATATGTCATGGATTCTAATGCGTCGGCCTGTTTAAATTTACACTTTGGATATTTATTTTTAGCACCTTCGACCATTGCCGCAGACTTATCTATGCCTTCAACATTATATCCCGCCTTTTCAAGTAATTTTACATGGTGGCCGTTTCCTGACCCTATGTCTAATACTCTAGATTGTGTGGTTGGTTTTATTAATCTTGTAATCTCACCTATTTCAAAATCATTTTTCACAGTATCATGTACCAATTCGTCATAAATACTACTGTAAAAATTATCATAAATATCATCCCCTTGTTTTAAAACATATTTTTCTCTTTGAATAAAGCCTTCTTTATAAACAGCACTTTTGTTAACTATCATTAATATAACAAGTATTATACCTGTAACAATAGCAGTTCTAGTCCAAATACTTTGTTTCATAAAAATTCTATTTATTTGTTTAAAAAATTTAATTATGTGTTTCATCCCTTATATGTATTATAGTTATTTTTTTTATGGCATATCAGTTTATATATGAATGAAAATGATATAACAGACAAAAGAAATATAAAAGAATTTAAGGGTATAACCTTTTCAAAGTATAAAAAATCGGATGCTAAAAAAGAATTACTAAATAATTTAAATACTGGAAAAATTGAACCGGCTTGTTATTGGGCGGCTGAATATATTTGTGCCGGTCATTATGCTGATATTTGGGAAATAATAATGTTTTTTTGTAGCAAGCACATACATTTAGGAAATCCAAAACTTCCTATTTATTTAGAGTTGCGTCTTACACATTTCAAACAAATATTGAATGGGGGATATCAGGATAATGTATTAAAAATGAGAAATAATTATAAAATTAGAAAATTGTTTGGAGAGATAATATCTGTTCTGTGTTGTTCTAAAAAAAAACATACATTTGATAATATAAAAATTGAAAAAGACGATTTCAATATTACAAAGATAACATATAAAATGAAAGCAGATTCAACTACATATGCCAGTCGTATATTTAAAAAAGAAGATCCTAATGAATTATTTATTGGTATTAATGAATTTTATTGGAATATTTTAAAATCACAAAAAAATGGATCAGTCGCTTGTTATTGGTTAGAGTGGATTTTAGGATTCGAAGATATATGTAAAAAAGAAAATAAACGGTATTCAGGAGGGAGACGTTCGAATATGCCAGTAGAGGGAAAATATCAAAAAGATATCATATGGATGTTATGGGAGTGTTTATTATTAGAAGCAAATAATAGAAGTAAAGGATTACATAAAATAATGACATCATTATTAGGTTTGTTTTGTTTAAGATACAAACCAGGAGTAAGAAGAAGAAGAAAATATTTAATATATTTTGGAATTAATTTATTAACAGAACCTTTAGACAATAATATACCAATAATAAAAAATGAAAAAATAATAGAAAAAATAATATCAAAAATTAATGTTATTTATAAACAAATAAAAAAAAATGAAATAAGACCAGAAACAGATTATTTGTTTAATAATAGCATGACAAATAATAATTTAGAAAAAACAATAAACAAACTTGAAAAAATGAATGCGTTAGCAGGATTTACACCCCGAGAATAGTTTTTTTCTTATTATAATGTATAATGACAAATCCAGGAAATAAGCGATTACAAAGAGCAAGACACGGTAGGGCATCTTCGGGGGGAGCAGGCCAAACAGCACAACCTGCTAATGGTGGAAGAACCGTATCAGTTACTAATGGTTCAGTTATCAATAACGGCGGTAACGCAAAATTTGGATTATACCCAACAGTTGGAGTTAGTATTGGGTTTCTTAATATGCTTGCCTCTTGCTGCAAGGGCGATGCAACAGGAAAAGGTGTAGGTATTAACACAGATCCTAATAAATTTTTAATGTAAATGGTTAAATATTATATTTTTATTATAAAATATTTAGCAAAATCGCGTAATTTCTCTTCGTATTTATATTTTATTCACAATATAATTAGTTAATGTATAAAGAGTTCCTCCCCATAACATATCCACTATTGCTACTTTAATATTATAATTTTTAAATATTGCGTGATTTGTCAAATCAAATATTGCGTAAGTAGTAGAACCCAATAAAAACGAATCAATTAAAGATAATTTCTGTTTGATTACAAAATAATAAACTTGAAAAATCAAAACAACATAAGCAAAAAATGTCGTCAATAAATTTACTTTCATTTCACTATTTTGTATGTTTTTTACCATTTTTCCAAAACTAGAACCTAAAAAACTTCCAATTATTATTCCATCCAATACAGCTATAGATAAAGCAGTTAATGCAATTTTTTTGTAACACATATACTTAATTATTAGATTTTTATATTGTGGCTAATCTAGATCTTTTAGGTAATGTTTGTTTTTGTTCGATTAATTCTAGATTACCATCTTCGCTAATCGTAATATTTTTTTGACATGTTAATTTAAAATTTACTAATTGCTTTATTTTTTGTGATTGTTTTTGTCTAAATTCTTTATTTTCTTTTTTAATACTTTTTCTTAAAAATTTTAACATAATTCTACTTATGGTATTATTTACAAGTTGAAACATTTTAATAATACCACCGGTGATCCCCACAATTTCCATTATATTTAAATGATCTAATGTTTTATATAACCACCAATCACTTAGTCCCGCGACTAAAATAGTATTTGTAATTATCAAAATCCATTCCAATATGCATTGGAATTTATTTTTTAATTTATCTGATACATCATAATTTGGCAACTTTTTTTCATCTATAAACAAATCTTCATAATATAATGGTCTGGACGCTGTATAATATACAATTTTGGGAAAATTCCAAAAAAGAATAAAGGCCGAAAATCCCACAACTAATGGAAAATAGTAGAAATTAAATACCTCTGGAAAAATAGCAGTTACAGGTATAAATATTAAAGGTAAG